CCATATGGCGTTTTTGATTTACTTTACAAAAATGATAATAGCGGATTTAGTAGTCCGAACACAGGATTCTTTGTAGGATTTAAACAAGGTACACTAGAACACAAAGACTTCACAGTAAACGAAGGTATTACAAATCTAGTACTAGACATTAATGAGAACAACATTGCAAATGGAAACATTTGGGTACAAACAATCGACGAAGCAGGACAAGTTGTTAAAAACTGGACACAAGTTGATAGACTATTTGGTCTTAATGCAGCCTTTAACAGTGTTAACAATAATGTAAGAGATATCTTTACAGTAAGTTCTAGAGAAAACGATCAAGTAAGCATTGTTTTCAGTGATGGTAACTTTGGTAATATTCCACGTGGCATTATTCGTGTTTGGTATCGTACAGGTCTAAACAGAAGCTACAGTTTAATACCAGACAACTTCAATGCAGTTAGATTCAATGTAGAATATCTAGCAAACGATGGCAATACATATCGTGCACAATTTACATGCAGTCTTAAAGAAACAGTAAACAACGCAAGTAGACGTGAAAGTATTGATAGTATTAAAGCAAACGCCGGACGTTTCTTTGGTACACAAGATCGCATGGTTACAGCAGATGATTATACGCTGTTTCCTATTACAGTAAGTGAAAACATTCGTAAAATTAAAAGCGTAAATCGTGTACACAGTGGACACAGTCGCTTTAGAGATTTTTACGATCCAACAGCTACATACAGCGATGCAATACAGTATACAGACGACGGTTATGTGTACAAAGAAGATATCACAACAAGACAATTAATTTCGCTTCCGGCAAATTTAAACAGTGAGCAAATTTTTCAAAAGTATCTAAAGCCTATTTTGAATAATCCTGAAGTTAAAAACTTCTATTATGACAGACATTACTACGGCATTGAAGCACAATACAATGGTGCACAGCATTACAGTAACACAGAAGATAATATTTTCTTCTTTAATGCAGATGGATCTGATACATTTACATATCGTTGGAACCAAGTTAGTAAAAGCAACAATAGTTGCACAGGATACTTAACTTATAACAGTGTTGTGCAACGTTTAGGTGAAATTGCATACTATCCAATGAGAAAACTTGAAGTTAACAGTTTAATTGAATTTATTACAAGTCCTCACAAAATTGGATACATTAAAAGTATCAATATCGTAGATGGTGGCAGTGGTTATACTAGTGCGCCTACAGTAGAAATTACTGGCGCAGGTAGCGGGGCAACAGCAACAGCAAACATTAGTAATGGTCAAGTTATCAGTGTTACAGTTGTTACTTCTGGAAATGATTATGATAAAGCAACAAATGTTAAACTTGTTGGCGGCGCCGGCGATGGCGCAAAAGCTTCTGCAGATGTAGCAAGTGCAGATACAGAATGGGTAAGAGTTACAGGACTATCTAAGTTCGGACTAGGCGAAGACGATGTTAATGGTACTCCGACTGGTATTGATATTACAGGACGAGGTGCTGTTATACTAAGCAAGCCTGTTCCAAGTGGTGCACGTATCAAGCGCATTGTCCCGGCATGGGAAACAAATTTAACAACTGAAATTAAAACTGATTTACTTTCTAATATAGATAACAATACTAGTTTTGGTTTACGTTATGATGCACTATCACAAGAATGGAAACTTGTTACAAACAGTAACTTAGCATCAAACAATTTAACAAGTAATGCTGCAACAAACTGGAGTTTGTTATATGCAGGTAATAGTACAGACACAGGCATAGACAATAGTTGGATTATACGTGTTAACTATTCTAGCTCGCAGTGGGAAATTTTAACTCGCAAAACTCGTTATATTTTTGGAAGTCACGAAAAATTAAGATTCAACAATTTAAACTTTAAAGAAACATTTAGCAGTGAAACACTAAAACCTGGCAAAGACGGATTTAAAGTTCTTGGCATCAACAGTACTAGTAGCACTAACAGTGTTCCGCTAGGAAAAGATTACAAGTTTAATGCATTTGGATATTTTACATATCCAGACGGATTTACGGATCCACACAAAGTAAGAGTTACACTAGCTGATCCAGACAATGATGGATTTCCAAATGATCCAGCAGCGTTCCAAGAAATTACACGTGGCGCACAAACTAAGCTAGGTGTTAAATCGGAAAACGGACATGACTTCATAGTGTGGGATCCGAATGGAACAACACTTGTTGATGGTAGAGCAAACTTACACATGCAGTATAACAGAGTTGCAGATATAAATCAAGTTATTGATCCAAGTAGTACAAACATCATTGATACATTTGTACTATTGAGAAGTTATGAACAAAACTTCAGAACATGGGCAACATATGACGGAAGAAGTTATACAAAACCAAATCCGCCAACAGTAAATGAACTTACCAATTTGTTTAGTTCACTTGAATCTAAAAAATCTATCAGTGACCAAGTTATTTACAGACCAGTTAAGTTTAAAATACTGTTTGGTGATTTAGCAAGTAGCGAACTACAAGCACGTTTTAATGTAACTAAAACAACAAACGCTTCACTAAGTGATACAGAAATTAAACAAGAAGTAATAAGACTAATTCAATCATACTTTAGTATTGACAACTGGGACTTTGGAGAAACATTCTACTTCACTGAACTAGCAGCATATGTACACAATAATATGATTGGACAAGTTGCACAAATTACAATTAGCCCTGTTGGTCAAAGCACAGGAGCAACTGGACTATTTGAAATTAATGCAGACAGTGACGAAATGTTTATGCCAATTTTAACTACAAGCAACATTATTGTTACAGACAATATTTTACTAAATCCAACTACAGTAGCAGCCAATACCGGAGTTAGCATCAGATGAGCACAAACTATAGCGCAAAGCCTATTAACGCACCTAAAATTACAAGACCGGGTGAAAGTTTAGAATACGTAGGTCCAAGAAATGTAACTACATTACTTCCTACAATTTTTCAAACTACCGTTAACAAGCAATTCTTAGACAGTACACTAGAACAATTATTAACTAGTGGTAGTTTAGAAGCGATGAATGCATACATTGGTGCTAATACTGCTGACGAGCATAATTTTATTCCAGGTGCTGTTAACAAAAATGACAATAATGAAATTACAAATACATTAACATATCAAGACTTGTTAAATTCTTTGGAGTTTAACGAAAGTAATATTACAAACCAAGGAGGTATACTAGATGAAGAAGCATACACACTTGATTTGCCAATTAACTATGATATGCTTATTAATTACCATAACTATCATTGGCTAGTAGATGAACTACCAATTGTTGATTTACAGCCGACTGCACTGGCTCCAATTGTTATCGACGACATCGTCGGCGAGTTTTCTTATACAACACCTACACTAAAAAATAACAAAACACTAACACTAGCAAATGGTATGAGAATTAGGTTCTCGCCATACAATATTAAAAGATACACGCAAAGTTCTGCAGGTAATACTACATTTTCAAAAGGCGTAGCACCATTTACACATTTAAAAGTTTACTTGAACAATGCAAAAACAAACGATTGGACATTAGTAGGCAATGACGTTGTATTCAACACTGCACCTGCAATAAATGATGAAGTAGAAGTACACTGCTTTTATGTAAGTGGTACAAATTATAATGTTGATGATGTATTCATTGTAGATGGCGTAGGCGACAAAGATGGTATTAAGTTTACTAAACAATTTACAGCAGATACACTAGTAGAAGAAACTGGCGAGCGTGTATGGTTTAACCAAACTTTATATAGTGGTAAAGTGCCAACTGGGTTTGATGCAGACAACACTAGCTTTGAATTTATTGCATGGGATAAACGTGAAATTAGAATGATTGCACGTGACTATGTTGTAGAACAACGTTGGAGTCAGGATCAAAGTGCGTGGGCACGTAGTAACTTATGGATACACGAACAAGATGCAATTGCAGTTTGTAGTTTCCTTGATGTTGACCCAGCAGACTTTATTACAGAAAAAACAAGAGCTATTAGACCTATTATTGAGTTTACAGCTAATATTGAAAAATATAACTTTGGTAAGAATCATATCTTAAATGTTACACACATTTTAGACAATGTTCTTCCTGCAAATATCATCGGGCAAGCACAATGGGACTTAGCAAGTGCAACTATTACAAACACTTGGCAGTCACGTGGGTACAACAAAGGCGACTTTGTTAAGTTTGTACAAGCAGGACAAACAAGTTATTGGAATTGTAAAAAAACACACAGCGAAGCAAAAAATCCTACATACTATGATAACTTAGAATACTGGGCAGAAGTAAGCATACCTAATCTTCAAAACGAAGATACAATTTTGTTTATTACAAAAGATGGTGCACAGAAAAACAAAATCTATCGTGTGTCTGGTGTGGGTACTAGTATTTCTCTAGTAGAGATTTACAACACAGATGGTAGTGGCGGCGCAACACAATTGCAAGCACACGACAAAGTTCTTGTAACATACGGCTACAACGACATATTTGGCGAAGAATATCCAAACGACATTTACAGCGGTAGTGAGTGGTATTGGAATGGTAGCACTTGGGTTTATGGACAACAAAAAGATCATCGCAGCGAAGGTCCGTTGTTTATTATGTATGATATAAACTTAACAAAACTAGATGCTTCTATCTATCCTAACAGCACATATGCAGGTGATCCTATTTTTGGATATGCAAAAGGAACGGCTCCGTTTGATGGCGCACTAGGATTTTCTCCTAGCTTTGTTGACTACGGAAATAACCCAGGATTTAATTTTACATTTGGTGCAGGTGCAATACGTTATGAATATAATGTAGTAAGCACAGATGTAAACTACCAAACAAACACAGGCGCTGGAAATATAGTTGAAATTCCAGGATACTATTATTATAAAAACATGTCAACTGGTACATACCATAATGGTTGGAAAACTGTACGTGGTGGACAGCCTGTAACAAGACACATTAGACATGTAGTACAAGATGCAACACAGCCTTTAAAATTTGAGTTAGGCACTGTTAACATTTATAAAGACGACACATATGATATTGTATTAGAAAATAATGGACTTGGAGTTTATACTTCAAGTAGACTAAACGCAACTACTCGCTTAAACAGAGTAAGTGATGTAAATCCTACACTATTTTTAAGTAAAGGACTAACATATTACTTTAATACAAATTTTGATGGTAGTGATTTAGAATTTGTTAACATAGACGGTACAGCGAACGCAAACGTTACTGCAGTACAATCGGGTGATACGTGGACAGTAACACTACAGCCTGCAATCGACGGTCCTATAAATTATAGGCTAGCAAGCAACACAAGTGTTCGTGGTTTAATTATTCCTGTTGATGATACTGAAACTCGTAACTTAAAAATATACTATAAAGATGAACCGACAACAAGTTATACAATGACAGGTTCGGTTATTACTTTAACAGGATTGAGTGTCGCAGCAGATGATGTAATTGACATTTACTACAACACAGAAGACGCAGTAACTAAAGGAACAAGTGTAGCATTACCTGCCAAGTCGCACGTTTACAATCCACAAAACGAATGGTTAACACACGCAAGTTTTGGTGATTTACAAAATCATATTAAAGAACAAATGACAAACTTGCCAAACTTTGATGGTGACTTCTTTGGTGTAAACAACTATAGAAACATTATACATGTGCACGACTTTGGCGGCACAATTAGACAACAACCATTTAGTACTGAGCTTATCAGTCAAACATTAATGGATGTTGATACTAATCCGTTTAGTAGTTTAAAATACGTAGCACAAAGTTATAGAAGATTTCAGTCTCAATTTTTACAAAAAGTTTTCCAATTACACAAAACTGTTAGCGCAGAAACTAGTGTACATGAAATTGTTGACCGTGCATTAGAAGAAATTAACTTAGGTAAAAATCGTAACGGATCTTTTGCAAACAGTAATATGGCAATGTATAAAAATTATCAAAGTTCAAATTTTGTTTGGACTTCCTCAGAAACACCTACATTTGCACTACCTAATACTGTTAACACATACGCTGATGCAAGCAATCATATTCAAGTTTGGATTAAAGATTATGCATCAGGTTCGGCAGTGTGGATACCACTACTTAAAGATGCAGAATATACACTAACAGATAACAAAGTTACAGTAACAAAATCTGTAACATTTAATCCAACAAACAACAGTTCGGAAATTCATATCAGATGGTATTCACAAGATGCAGTTAGCTATGTTCCGCCAAGTGCTGTTAAACTAGGCTTTATGAAACCACATACACCTGTGTTAATTTCTAACTATGATATTGCAAGCACAGGCACAGGTGCTAAAGATGCATTTATTTGCCATGATGGTAGTGTACACGTAAGATCAGGTACAGATTTGTACAATAGAAATGCAGCTGGATTTAATATCGAAGATGCAGCACTATGGGATTTAGAACTACGTATCTATAACAATCTAGATAGTAGACTAGACAACATACAAGATTATCGTAGTGTAATGCCAACAAAAACAAATACACTGCCATATACTTGGGATGAACTAACACAAGCACTAGAACCAGAATTTAATAAGTGGAAAATACGCAACAGCATTACAGTTTTACAAAATAGCAACTACTATGATGCAAGCAATCGATTTACTTGGAACTACAGCGATGTAATAGGAATCGGTGGTTGGAAAGGTATTTACGAACATTACTTTAACACACACAGACCTCATACACATCCGTGGGAAATGTTCGGCTATCACAAAGAGCCTGCATGGTGGGCAGCTAACTATAGCTGGACTGACATTACTAAACGAGCAGCACTTATTGAAGCACTAAAGTACGGACACTACAATGATCCTGGTGCAACAGCACAGTATGATTTAACATATGCATATAAACATTACGATTGGGACAACGATACACTTGTTACAAATGCAGGTGTACTAAACGACCCAGTTACAGCAAACGTTACATCAGCACCAGCAGTAGCATTCAAAGAATTTGAATTTGGAGATTGGGGACAAGTTGAAAGTGTTTGGAGAGACAGTAGCGAATATAAAATTGCACTAGCACTTGCACTGCTAAGACTACGTCCGCTGTGGGTCACTAACACATACTTTAGAAGTGTTAACAGAAAGCGTACTACAAACACTAGTATAACAACTCCGCAATATTATTTCGACGATACTAAACAATTAGGAAATAATAAAGGATTTGAATTTAGTTATTCTAAATACGATGACAGCATTATCGAAAGTGTTTCGGTTGTTTCTGGCGGCAGTGGTTATACAAGTGCGCCTGCACTTACAGTATTCAGCAACTTTGGCTCAGGTGGCAATGTTTCTGCTATTATCGAAAGCGGTGCAGTTGTGGCAGCAAAAGTTACAGCACCTGGTGGCAACTATCAAAGTAAGCCAAGTATTATTGCAGATACAGGAAGTGCTACATTTGAAGTTTCTTTATTAGATGGCGCAAGAAAATACTATGCAGGTTTAAGCAATGCTATTGTAGAATTTGCACGCCATAATAATGCAACGGCAGAAAGTCTAAGTGAGAGATTTAAAAACCTACAGTTCGATACTATATTGAATGCACGTGGATTTATTAATCCTAACAATCAAGATTTTGTATTAGAAAGTAGTCAAGGTAAAGGTCGTGTAACACTACCAGAAGAAAACAGAACCAGCGTTCTGCATGTAAGTCAACCACGTGAAGAAGTGTTCTACGGAGGTATTTCTGTTGTTAAATCAGGCAATGGATATGCAGTATCTGGGTTTGACAACAGCAAACAATACTTTGAGTACTATACTTCGAATATCGGCAGTAGAAGAACTATTGTAACTGCAGGTAACACCACAGTTACTAAGTATGGATCATACAGTTCTATCGCATCACGTTTATATTATAACACAGTATTAGACTCAATTCAAGATGTTTATAGTTTTATTTTAGGATATGGTGAATATCTAAAATCAAAAGGTTGGTTAGGAAACTGGGCACAAGTAGGCGCAAACTTTGCTATATGGGCAAGTAGCGAATCTGATGTTGTTACATTCTATGGCATTCCAGATACACAAACAGTTCAAATCAACGAAGGCACCATTGGATACTTTGATAACTTAGATAACAAGTACGATGGCATTTACAACCTAATAGATAAGAACGGCAAGCAAATACTTTCTAATAAAGTAATTGTTACCAGAGAGCTATTAAACAGTGATAGCCCGATTACAACAATTACTGCTAAAGATTCAAGTACACTATTGTATGGTGTAAGACTTTACAAAGTAGCACTAGAGCACGTTGTTGTGTTCGATAACACAAGCGACTTTGACGATGTAGTTTACAATCCAGCACTAGGTCAAATGCACAGCCGTATTATTTGGCGTGGTAGCAGAACAAAAGACTGGAATGGAAAACTATACAGTCCAGGTTACATTGTAGATGGTAATACAATTATCAATAACTTTGATACTACCGCAAGAGAGCCAGAAGAGTTCTATAAAGCGAGACCACTTGTTAACAATACACAAATAGTAGATGCAGCACGTTTTAATGTTGGCTATAACAAACCAAGTTGGGCAGATCATTTAGTAGATGTAGATGAAAACACAATTTACGAATTTGTAAAAGGCAGCAGAAAATACAGAGGTACACGTTACTCGTTAAATGCATTTATGAGAAACACAAGTATCTTTGGAGGCATTAGTGGTGCTGACATTTACGAAGAATGGGCACTAAGAACTGCAGACTACGGCGACACTAGAGCCAGAAATACAATCGAATTTCAAATTACAAAAGACTTGGTTAAAACAAGTCCGCAGCCTATTAGACTACACGAAGAAGAAACTTCTGACTTACTAACAGATATTGTTATTGACATTGACAACAACAGCGAGCTATTAGTAAGTGGCGACTTGAGAAATAACTTTGCAACTCGCCCTGCAAGAAAATATGTAAACGGTGTATTTGAAACAGAAAATTTGTATGCAAACGATTATATTACAGCAGGACTTCCGCTAACAACGGAAACTGATTATAGAGTTATAAACAGAGATGATTTTAAATTATTCCCTGAGCCTGCAAAAGATGCATATAACTTCTTTGGCGAATGGCAAACAATTGAACAGTGGGATAACAATAAAAGTTATAAGTTTAAAGATAAAGTCATATATGGCGGACATGTTTGGGAAATGCTTGATCCGGATGGCTCAAGTGGACTAGTAAAACAAAACGATCCGATTAATATTACTGGATCTATTACATTGCCTACTATACCGAGTACAGGCAAAACACTTATTATCGACGGAACAACTATTAATCTACAAAAACAATCAACGCAAGTAGTTAACAACTTAATTAGTGTTGTTGGTACAAATGATATCGGAACAACTGCAGTTGTACCACATGGTTCGACTCTAATACTAGGACGTGATAGTGGAAACAATTCAACTATTACATTTTCAAATGTTACTAACGAAACAGTCTTTCAAGATATTGTAAAAGTAGGAACTGTAACTAATCCAACTATTGCTGGCGGAGCTTCGAAAGAACTTGTAATCGATAATACAAGTATTTTGTTCGACGATACTGAAAGTAGTTCTCAAAATATTACAGCACTAACTGCATTGGAAAATGGATTTAACAGTAGTTTTGTTATAAACACAACCACTAGTGCAAATGTTGCAAGTTCTAGAATTAGTGCAATTGAAAATCTAAGAAATGCATATATTTCTGCCAACAGTCAAGCAGCGTGGGATACGTTTATCTCCGACTATTTCCAAAGTACTGCGGGTTTAAGAATTGATTATTTACTAGCAAATAACACAGGCAGTCCTTCTGCACAAATCGAAGCACTGTTTACTATTGATATTACTATAATTAATAATATACTAAACAGAAGTTACGATGCTGCAGACATTTTAGCAGGTAATTCTAGTGTTAATAATTCAGATATCATTGCAGCAAAAGCTGCACTAGAAGCCGGAACTTACATCAGTGCATTTGCAAATTGGGTAACTACAAACACATCAACGCTTCTTACAAATTCTACTGTAGTAACTTCGCAAAGTACTTCTGGTTTTAAAACTTATACACTAAGTGAAATTGTTAACAAGATTAACAGTGCAGGAATCGCAAACGTTACTGCAGGATCGAGTAACAGTCGTTTAACTATTACTAAAACAACAAACAATACAAGTTCTACATTTAGTTTAAGAATAAGTTCAGCAAGTGCAAATGCAGAAGTTGGATTTAACGCAACAACAGAAACATTAAACAGTCAAGGTGTTGTTGTTACAAGCACTCCTAATTTAACAGTAACACAAGTTGTTGATCAAATTAATGCAGCACAGATTACAGGTGTCACTGCACAGTCTCTTGCTCCTGCTGGATTACTTCTAAAGATTTTAAGTAGTAATACTTCGCTGTACATCGGATCAGGTACTGCAAATTCTATTATCGGATTGACTGCTGGCGTAACTCCTGCTACAACTAGTATTACAACAATTGAAACAACAAGTAATATAAATGATATTGTTGAAATTATAAACAATGCAAATATTGCTGGCGTAAATGCAAATAATATCAATAATAGAGTTAGATTGACAAGTACTAACTCAACACTAGTTGTTGGTGCTGGAACAGCAAATGCTGATATAGGTATAACTGCACAGACATATACAGCTACACAAACACAAGTAAGTAATGTGTTTAACGCAATCAAAGGTAGCAACGATAAAGATATTTTCCGTCAAATGGATTATGATCCAAACGTGTTTAGTATTTGGGTTGCAGATAACAGTACAAAGAGTTCTATCAATGCAGGATATCAAGTTTTCCAAACTATGGACTTTGGAATGTACATCACACGTGCTTGTGCAGGTATAACAGATGCAGATGATGCTGAACTAAGTATTGCATTAGATGGCAACACACAAGCGCACAACTTAATCAAAGGTGATTATGTTTTAATTAGAGGTAGCGACACTGTTCCTAATATTGATGGTATACATCAAGTTACAGCAACAGCAACAGATGACATAACAAAATTTTATATAGACACATATATCGAAACTGAAGGTACAGTAGGAAATGTATATCCTATTAGAAAAGTTAGGTTTAGTAGTTACACACAACTGTTAACAGAATACAACAGTACAGTAAATGGTGTTTACAAACATAACTTTAGTAACTATAGACAAAATGATCAACAAAAACCGATATATGCATTTGTAGACGAAAACGCTAGTGGCGTTCCAAGTGTTTATCGTTGGACTGGCACATTTGATATGAGCAACGGACACACAGGCAACGAAGGATGGAGATTAGTTAGATCTGCTCCGGATCAAGCACGTAATGATCTTATCGAAAATGTTAAAATCTACAATGCAGAAAAGCAAACGCTGATTACAACAATAGAAACATATGATCCTGCAAAAGGAATTATTCCGGGATATATCAGTGAAGAAATAGATTTTAAATTAACTGCTGATATTGCAAGTTACAATTATAATAACATCGACGGATATATCGAAAACAATAGAGCATGGGGCAATGAACAAGTTGGCAAACGCTGGTGGGATTTAACTACAGCAATATACTTAGATTACGAACAAGGTAGTATTGATTATCAGCAATCCAACTGGGGTAGACTATTTGATGGTGCTAGTGTAGACATTTACGAATGGACTCGCAGTCCTGTGCTGCCCGAGCAATGGGAAGATATTGTTAAAGCAAAAACAATAATTGACGGTAAAGAAGCAACAGGCGAAACATACAAGAGAACAATTGATGGTGAAGATGTTTATCAATGGACTGAAATGACATGGTATAACCCACGTTCAAAGAGAACTGAATCGCAGTATTTCTTCTGGGTTAAAAACAAAACTAACTATAATGGCTTACGAGATTACACAGTCAGTCAGCTAGCAGCCATATTAGAAAATCCTAATAGATTTGACTTAACATGGTGTGCAGCAAGCGGTAATGAAGATTTGTTAATTACTAACCTCGGGACATTTACAAGTAGCAGTGACAGTGTTGTGCAAGTAAATCAAATTTACGAAAGCAATGCTCTTCCATTAACAGAATGGACATTACTAAGTGATGGTGATCCGAATAGTGTAATTCCAGAATACTTCCATATAAAAATAAGAGATAGTTTGTCTGGATTCAACAGGGACAGCAAGCGTTACACATATACAGAATATAATCCTGCAACAGTTTACAGAAAAGATGAAGTTGTATCTATTAATGGCGAGTTTTATATAAGTCGTGCAAACGAAAACCTAAATAACAATCCTACAACTGATACAACGGATACACATTGGAAAGAAGTATTAGATTATACACTTCCGGTAGATACTCCTATTGAAGATATTGACATTCTAAGAAGTCAACCGGTGCCGGACATTTGGTTACATAAGTACAATAGATATGGACACTTAACTCGTCCTGTGCAAAGTTTGTTTAGAGATTTAACAAGTGCAAGACAAAACTTTGTAGAATCTGCAAACGAACTACTAAAAAATATTTGTATAGTAGGCACACTTCCAAATTGGGAACAGTTCTTAAACACAACGTTTGATGAAGGTGAAGTTACTTACGATTTAAGTAGATACTGGACATTTGTTGATTGGAGTGTAGCAGGTTACGACCCTGACACTGCTCCGGACAATACATACGATACCGTGCATGATATGCGTCCTAAACTAGGCGAATACTTAATAGATGATGTTGGTTCGTATATACTTGTTCGTAATTCTCTACACAGCGATGGCATCAATAGACCAGAAATGTACGAGCTAGTATTAGAAAATAATAGACTCACATACAAACTAGTTTGGAAAAGTAAAGGTACTATCAAACTAAGTGAAGAACTATGGAATCAACCAAAGTATGGAAAAGGCTTCGACACTGCAGGGTTTGACTTAGCAGGCTGGGATGATGATTCAAGCAACATCATATCAAAGTTGATGGATATTTTAAGAGAAAACATATTTGTAAAATCAAATGCAGTATACTATAATAAACTATGGTTCAAGTTATTGTATCAAGCAGTAACAGATAATACAACAGACGACTTTGCATTCAAAACAACTTACATTAAATTAGATGTAGATCATCCGTTACTTGAAAATGCTAAAACATATCAAGAACGTTCTGTAGATGTTGTTGAAGAATTTGTCAATAGTATTAAGCCTTTCCATACAAAGGTAAGGGTAACAAACGAACGTGCTACTACATTTGATGCAGTAGAAACAGAAGTAAGTGAGCAAGCTAGAACTGCAGAAATTACAATGCGCTACAATGACCACGGTGCAAAAGATTGGGCAGCCGATGTTGTGTTAAGCGGCGGCGGTTTCAATACAACCGAAACCGATGGAATATCATACGTAGAAGATGAATATGTTGATTCCAACTATTTCTCAAATTACCAAACATCATTTGGTAGTACACTTGTAAGTTATTTTAATCCAATTGCAGTCGATAATGTATACGATGGTAATAAGTTTATTCAACCTGCCGAAGAAGGTTTTG